GGCCAAACTGTTCGGGCTGTTGATCAGGATGTCGCCGGTCGTGGTTGCGTCAGCAGCGGCAGACAAAGCAACGGCATCCAAGAGGATGTTCGTGTCAGTGTCAGCGCCAGTGATTTTGCCACTTGACGGGATCAGATAGACCTTTCCGCCGACAACGAGAGCTGAACCGCTACCGGTGTCTTTGGTGACGGCCATGCGGCCAGTCAGGGCCATGAGGCAAGCAGCGCCTTCGGCCTTGGTTTCGCGGGCGACGGCAAAAACGCCATCATCAACGATCTGGTACATCAGGCCCTTGGTGTAGCCGCCTGATGGAGTGGTGAAGGAAATTTCGCCAGAGAAATTGTCTCTTTCTCCTGGGGCGACTGTGGAAGCGGTCATGGTTGAAACCTTTGTTTTTGATTGGTGTTTGAACTTACCCCGCCGTCACGCGACAGCGGGGATTTGTTCAGATTCAGGCGGCGGTGGCCTTCTGGACGCCGGAAACGCGGGTGTTCGCGCCGTCGGAATGGGTGGCAATCGTGGCCGCGAATGGAAGCATGATCTTCCACTTTTCGGCTGCGACCGCGCCAGAGTCGAACGGCATGATCATTGGGTTCTGGCCAACACCTTCGAGGAAGTTAACCAGCACTGTATCGACGGCGTTTGGATCACCGGCCAAGTAATAGTCGGTGTAAAGCGCACCGCTGAGCAGTGTGGTGTCACTGATCCAGTGACTTTCCACGGGAATGATTTGACGCGAGCCGGTGGACGGGGCGGTCGTGGTGCCGGGTCCGTAGATCGCGCCGGTTGCGATCTGAGCGTTGGCGGCGCTGCCTGGATCGTGGATCAGATAGCGACCCATGATTCCAGAAGGCAGACCGGCGAGGTTCTTCTTGACGCGCAGAGCGGCGCGGACCTTATCCAGATTCGATGGGGTGGACAGTGGTGACGTTGCGGAAACGTCATTGGTCCAGGTAGCGCCGAGCAGTTTGGAATAGACTTCACGGTCGATGGTTTCGGCAGCGATATAGCCAACTTTCGCCAGACTGTCCATGAACTCTCCGAGCTCGTCATTCACAAGCGCTTGGAACGTCAGGGAGACAGTCGCGCCGTACATGCCAAGCGTGCTGTTGTACCCGCCGTCTTTTTGCATCAATTCGGGGAACGCTTCGTTTTCTGGAGTCGAGACAAGACGACCGTTCGACAGAGCGGCATTCGTGACTTGCAGGAAGTTCTTGACGTTGCGAACGGTGGACCAAATCTGCCAGGTTGAAGCGTTGTAATTCTTCATTCCGCGCAGGATGGCTTTGTTCGACACGTTGGCCAAGATGCTTGAAAATTGACTGCTGATCTTATTCGCGGCATCGCGGCGGCCATGGGTGCGCAGATTGATCAGGCCGCTGGCGTAACCGGCGAGGTCAACGTCAGAGCCTTCAACGTCGAACCCTTCAATCTTGGCCATGTTGCGGACAGCATTGCGCACGGTCATGCGGCCACACTTCGCAAAAGAGACGGACTCTTCAGCGGTGGGCTGAATGTTGGCGCGTTCGTAGAGGCTGGCGCGGACGGCGGTCAGAAGTTTGTCGCCAGCGTCGGCGGTGACTTCGATGCGAGGGGCAACGGGCGCGACCGGGGAAGCGCCTTCAGTTGCGTGCTTAGCAGCGATGGCGCGGAGCATCGCGTCTTTCGCTTCGGTGATGGGCATGCCGACGAAGTCATCGGCGGCGAGGCCAAGACTGCGGGCTTGTGTCGCAATCGCCTTGGCCTCGGTACGGGCGGCGGCGCGGACTTGTTCGGTGTCCACTGCGGGCACCTGTACTGGTTCTGCCATGGTTATTTCCTCCTGGGAAATTGGCGTGATTGGAAAACTACGAACACCGGCAGCGGTATCTGCCGGGATTGGTGTCAGGGTTACTTCAAGCAAGCGCCATTTATTGACTCTTACAGAGCGCGCTTCATTGTCGATTGTGCAATCTTTTTGGCCATAAATGTAGCCGATTGAAACGCCGCGTAGCATTCCCTGATCCACTGCGTCAGCAACAGAAATGCCGGTTTCAAGTTTTGCGTCCGGGTGAATTGAAACCTCAGACGAGGCGCGACCTTCAGCGAAGGAAATACCGTCGACACGGCCAGCGATTGCGTTTGGATCGTGATTTACAAGCAGTGAACGGCAAGCGGAAGTGTCAACCGCCCCCTCTTCCATCGAAAGTGATTCAGTCCATCCGCCCATGTCAATCGGATCATCACTCGCAATCACGAGCGAGCGCTTGCATTTGTCTTCTCCGACTTTCGGAGCGTCACCGATTGAACGGAAACGGCGCAGAATTTCACCAGACTTGCGGGTGTGCATACTATGATCCTGCCATTTCAGGTTCTGGCTCATTGGCGTTATTGCGCCCGGCTTCTGGATCTTGAATCTGTTCTACTGTCGCAGCGACCTGAGAAGAAGATGCCGCCGCTTGCAGATATGCGCCAGGAGCGGAAGCCGCGCCGCCAATCGTTGCGATCTGCGCCCAGTTGAGATTCAAGCCGGGGACTGCGTTATTGGCGTCATTGATCTTGCGTTGAATTTCGGTGATGCGGTCGATTTCGGCGACAGCCATTTCAACCTGTTCTTTGTTTGCTTGCGCCCATACCTGGCGATAATCACCACCGCGCTTGCTGATTTCTGATTCGTAGTTTGACAGTTTACCATTGATTGCGGATGTTGCTGCGGCAATGTCTTTGCCTGGGTCAACGTATGGCTGGCCGTCGGGCAATAAACGGTATGCCTTGCGCTTCGGGACCGGGATTCCAGCCATCAAAGCGAGGTACGGCAAGACGGCCTGATAAAGTTTCCCGGCAGTTTTGTGTCCGAACCATTCGCGGGTCGGTCCAAGCAGGCGCTCGCTGTCGAGCATGTCGGCGCGGAGGCTGGAGTAATTTGCTTTTGAAACATCACGATTCAGCCAACGTTTGCCAATTCTCAAAGCTCCTGCTTCGTCTCCAGCGAGCATTTCACGGAATGGGGCAATCTGCTGGGCCGGGCGAGTATGAGAGAGCGTCTTGATGTCTTCGCCTGGGTTGAGACTGAAGACAGAGCCGACGCCTATATTGATTTCTGTCGATCCTGCGCCGTCATCGGTGGCCAAAGCCTCAGCGTCTTTCTGTGTGATCGCCGCTGCCATTCCTGCGGTGTTCTCGGCGCTGCGCAATTCAGCGTCGACAAGCCGACGCTCTTGCAACATTGTCTGAATCACCGGAGCAAGCCACGGCTCACCGCGAACCATTACGGCGCGGCGAGGCTCAAACCCGTGAATGATCCATTTTTCAGGGACTCGCTCAACTCCTGGCCAGCGCCCGTTTGGGTCTTCCAGGTGCGTTGCGACTGCGCGACCAAATTTGTCCAGTTCTTTTCCTGCCGCAAAGGTTGTGTTTTGTTCCTGTGAAGTTCCTGGATATTGTGCGAGCCATTCAGATTCCAACGGCATAACACGCAATGGAATTGTCCCGACTTCTGCGTCAGGGATTACGACGATTCGCCAAATGAACTCGCCAACCGGGGCGAGTTCTCGGGCGGCCTGGGTCTGGAGTTGCCAAAGGGTTTCTCCGTTGATTCCACAAGTCTCGATCCAGGTATTCCAAGCGTCCAGAAGTTTCTTGTCTGTCACCTCGTCGCCAGTGTCTGGGTGTAATGCGATGCCTGACCCGACGATGTTGGCGGCAATGGCCTCGGTAGCCGCACGGGCAGGGCCATGGATGCGGTCAAGCTGCCGACCCTGAGCCCGAACCGTTGGAAGGTCTGACACTGCTAGGTCAAGCGCTGATCGCTGGCTGGGCCTGAAGTCTCTGGTGATTTTGTTACTTGACTCTGTTGTGCTGTAACCACCAAGACCAAGGAACGTCATTGTCTTGGTCCAGCCTGCCGCGAAAATGCCGGGAAGTGTTGCCATTATGAGCCAACCTGACAGCCAAGGCCAGTGACGCGACCAGAAACCATAACAGGGCGCGAGCCGTCAAGGCGTGCAATCCTGCGCTCAAGGTCGTTTTTCATCTCATTTAGAGTCGAAAGCTGGGCGCGGCTCGTATTTCTACCGCTGAAACTGCTGGACTGACCTGCCATCAGGATGTTTCTGATGGCGGTTTTCACGTCCGCAAGTTCAGATTGAAGATCAGCAAGTGACGCCATTGCCAGGAATACTGACACGATTGGTGGTTTTTCGTTGGCGCTGGTGCGCCGGGACGCTACCCAACAACCCGAACGCGGTCGGTTTGAACGTATTTACACAGTCTTTTACCGCAATTCGGGCACGTTCCATAAGCCAAAGACTGTCCGCTTGAGTCTTTGACGCTCTGATTTTTCAGGGATTTGTAGAGCCTGCCACAGTGTGGACACCGTTCGGCGAAGGTTTTTACCTCTTCCACGATCAACTCCCTTTCGATTGGCTTCGCTTTTTGTTCCATGCGGTTGCGTGCGTTTTTGATCATTCTAGACTCCTATGGTTCCGGTGATCCGCCTGGCGGTTGCCCTTGG